CTGGAAATGACCGTCACAACATCACCGCTGAGACATTCGCTCAGTTCCGTGATTTTGCATCCGCAAGGATTCGTGAGGCTTGGGAAACCATTCAATGGGCAGATGTTTGCAGACTTGTAGAGTTCACGACAACAACTGACGCTAACGGGGTTATTTCTTTCTCTCCAGCGGCAGAAGCAGATGAGATTCTTGCTGTCTACACAAAGAACCCTCAAGAGACCACACAAGCGGTTCAAGTGCCATACCAGATATACGACAGCGGTTCTGTTCGTAAAATTATCATTGGAAATGGCATTGTGTCAGGTTGGTACTTGTACAGAAAAGACTGCATTGCTCTTGAGGGAGAGTTGTACAGCCCTACCGTAGTTTATTATCAAGGAGTTCAGGTCTACTTTGACTCTGGCTCAGGTACTGGAACATACACTCCAGTTCTTGGTAAGCCTCACGCTGGCAATTTCTACACTTGCACGGTTGTATCTACAACTGTGGGGCAAAACCCTAACACGCATCCTGCATCTTGGACAAAGATAGAGATTCCGTATATCTTCTCTGCGTTTATGGCTTGGGGAGCGGCGGCTAACTGGCTTGTTTCTGAAGGTCAGATTCAAGAAGCACCAGTAATTGAAGCCAAGGCTAAGGAAGTAATTGAGCAGGAATACGATAAATTCCTCAATCAACAAGGACAATACGGTAAACTAAATATAACCAGAACTTACTAATTTTATGGCAATCATCTCAACATCATCTCCGTTCCTGCGTAGTTACACTACTACTCAAACGGCTTTAAGCACTACTAAGATTCAAGTGCTTACCCTTCCGCCTGACATTACTACCAAGCGTATTATTGTTCTTGTGCAGAACACATCTGCTACTGAAACCGTACAGGTTATGGGCAACGCTACTGATACAGTTGGTGTTGTTCTTCCTCCGCAGTCTCAGTTCTCAATTGATAACTATCAAGGCGTTCTTTACGCTGTGGCTAACGCTGGTACACCTGCTATCAACATCACTATCAGTACTGTCTAATGGCTATTGAGTTCACACAATACGCTGACTCCGTAGGTAAACAGCAAGCAAACTTTCTTGCTTATTCTGCTGTATCAATTGACAGAGCCAATGGTGCTATTGATTGGGGCTGGAGAGCATCCACACAGCCGTTCTTTCTCAAGAACATTGGCGTTGGCAACTGGGGTCTTGTTAATCAAACAACAAGTGCATACGCAGTTTGTGTGGTGCAAGGCACTAATGTTTCGTATTTCTCTGGTATGGCTAGTTCTGGAACTGATAAATACAAAGTTAAACTTACTGGGAGCAGTCTTTCAGACTTTAACATTGGATAATGTATACAATAAACACTCCATATAAAGGCTTTGCTGGGTTCACCCTTGACGGAAAAACAACTGTCATTGGTGCAGTTGAAGCGAATCAACAGTTTGATTGCATTGATGGCGTTCAGATGTTCTTTGGTAAAACCCTAGCAGAACTAAACACGGCAATTGAGGATTCTATCGCCTAATGAGTATTAACCTGTCAGTCGGTGTTATGATTCCTACGAATGTCGTAGAAGTCGGTAACGAAATTACGGCTGACCAGTTAGCGGCTATCACAAGTGCATCTGCACCTACATCTGCTAATCCTTTTATAACAACATCTGCCCTTCCAGCCGCAGGAGTTACAAATAACAAAGCACTAGCCAATGCAATTGCGGCTTCAATGTGGTATACTTTTGATGGCTATGATTGGATTAGGGCAACAAATACAGGTATCGTAAACGCAAGAGTTCTTTCTGGTGATGTAAGTAGTTCTGGCATTTCAGATGGCACTTCTTTTGTAACAGGCTTCCCGCCTTTAATTCTTACAACTTCTCTTGTATCTAATGCTGATTGGTTCGTAAGTGTTAATGGAACGCTTTCTGATTTTAGAATTATGAATCAAATTGTTTAACCTATGTTTACCGTACTTTTATCCCTTACAGTCATTGCCCTAGCCTTCCTAGGAGGCTTCTACGCTGGCATTAAGAATGCTAAGTCGGAGAAGGTTTCTTGGGGCAAGGAAATGCTCAACAAACTCAAGTCTAAAGACTAATGCCTAATGAATACCAAAAGGATGGAGATATAGCGTTTATCGGGCTTAACAGCCGTGATAACCCTAGTGCTCTGCCTCAAGGTATTGTTAGTAAGTCTCAGAATTTCAGATTAGACCGTGGTGTTGCTACTGTTAGAAAAGGTATGCAACGCAAAACTATTGGTGCTATTGTCGGTCAAGTTATTTATGGCGTAGGTACATACATTGACAATACAGGTCAGGAAATTATAATCTGCGTTGTTACTGACGGCTTGTATAAATACCATCCACAAACCGAAACGCTGTCTGCTAAGATTAGTTTCCCAGCAGGAGAAACGATTACCACTCAAGATGGATGCGATGTCGTAGCGGCTATGGATAAGGTTTACATAAGCCGTGGAAGAGCCAAGCGTCCATTGGAGTGGGATGTTACAACTGTAACAATAACAGCACTTCCTTCATCGGCAGGTACTGGACACGAATTCCCAAGTTCAACAGGTTTGCTTTATTATGCAAATCGTATGATTGCACTTGGTTCGCACCACACAGTAACAACTACTGAAAGAGACTACGATACTGTTTCTGTTAGTAACTTTTTAGATTTTTACAATTGGGATGCTGTTGATGCTTTTACTATAAACAGCGGTAGCAATGACCAAGTTGTTGGAGTTGCTCCGTGGACGCTTAATGAGTTCTTGGTGTTTATGCGTAACAGTATATTTTACATCAATGTAGGAGATGACAGATATGCTACAGGAAATGGTCTTTCGGCTACATCTTACATAAAAACGCTTGCAACGGATATCGGTTGTTCTGCCAGAAAGTCTGTTGTACAGGCTGGTGGTGGCGTTTTCTTCCTTTCAGATAACGGAGTTTACTTCCTGCAACCTCAACCAGCCTCTGCGGAGTCTATGAAGTTGCTCACAATGGCTGACCCTATTTCATCCCCTATTGATGATGTTATCCAACGAATTAACCGTACTTACGCTCACCGTGCTGTTGCAACCTACTGGAACAATAGGTACTATCTTGCCGTTCCGCTTGATTCCTCTGTCGATAATAACGCTGTTTTGGTATATAATTTTATATTAAAACAATGGGAGTCAGTTGACACATACCCTGCTGGATTTGATATCTTTGCGTTTGTAATTGCTAAAAAAGACAATAAAAGGCGTTTATTTGGTATTGATACAGACCAAGGTGTTTTCTTAATGGAACAACTTAATTGGGATGAGTATCAAGACTGGGCAGTTGGAGACCCTAATGCTGGTACTCCAATTCTTCCTTTTTATCTTCCTTCAACGCTAACTACATCATCTTTTCCGCAAAATGCTGTTAACTCAATTTTGAAAACAAGGCGTTATTCGTTTAACAGCATTGGAGACAAAAGGTATAGCACAATAGAAACAGAAATTGTATGCGATGCTGGTTCTCAAGTGCTAACAACAGCAGAAACATTTAACCCAGACACCGTAACAAACATTGATACATTTGGTTCTGAGTTCACCGAAGACACGGCAAGAAGAATTCCTATAAGAAAAATAGGAACAGGATTGCAAGTTCAATATACATCTACAAATTTAAGACCATCGATAAGGTCTGCTTATGTGTACGCAACTATGCAAAAACAAAACAACACATCTAAACAATAACTATGGCTCAATTATCTAAAGGAGATACCTTTACAGACGGACAACAGGTTACTGGTGCTCGTCTCAATCAACTAGTCGATTCCGCAGTACTTTCTGTGGGTGCTATTACCGACCAAGCAAATATAACAGCAAATACAGTTGCATCTAACGACTCCGTGCTTTTGTACGATTTGTCGGCAACGGCTCTCCGTGAGGCTAATGTCTCTGATGTTTTAAATAGTGGACTTAATGCAACATTTGGTACTGTAATAACTAATACAGTTAACACTCTTACTGGTGATGACCTTCAATTAACATCAACAGATAAAACAATTGTTAATAGCAAGTCTTTTTCTTCCTCTGACGGTATTAATGTAACGGTATTTTCTACTGCACACGGTTTGCTTGCTAATGCAATTGTTTTAGTTTCTGCAACAGTTCCAGCCTATTCTGGTACATTTAGAATTTCTTCTGTTACTGCTGATGAATTTATATATGTACTTAATACTCCTACAACATTAAATAGCGGTACTTGTTCATATACAAAAAAGGCTTCTGTTTCTGTTAATGGAAATCTTGTATGTGAAAATATTTTTACAAACAGTAACATTGAGGCTAGTGGTTCATTTTCAAGTAACGGTGTAGCAAACTTTAAAGGCACATTGCAAGTTAACGGAACTGTAGGTTATGTTCTTACTGAAATAACAGAAGAAACAATTCCTCCATATACTTCTACTGTTACTGGAAATTTTGCAGCAATTTGGTCATCATTGCCATTTACAAAACCTGTTGGAGAAGTTTGGGTTTTTGAATTAAGATTTAATTATAGCAATGATACTGTTACTGGGGCTGGTGTTGGCGTTCCATTTGGATATGGCATTAGATATAGTTCAGAAACTGCTTTTACAGGAACATATAAATCAGCAGAGCGTTTTTCTGCTTTTTCAACATCTGTAAGCATTTCTTACAATGGAGTACAAAGTAGAGTAGTGACTTGGAGTGAACAAGTTTCTACCGCTTTAACTAGTAATAATGTAGTTTTTGATACCTGCACAACCGCTTCTGTGGGGCAAAAAATGTTTTCTTCGACTGTTGGTATTTTTGCTGGATACCCATCAACCCCAATTGTTTCTTCTACTTTAAAAATCTATAAATATAAAACTGCTTAATGTTTTTTGATTTCATCATAGCATTTATCCGCACGAACCGTTTAAAGGGTCGTAGGGAGTGTTTTGCTTGGGAGTCAGAATGCCTAGAAAATTACATAGTCTGGGCATTTAGTAAGAAATATTTATTTGTATCATTAACAGATAGTAAGATTAATGGAGTAGGTGTAGCCTATCCTTTGCCAAACAAGAACACAGGAGATATAATTAGCCTTCTTCCCAGCGATGCGGATTTAGACCTTCCAGAGGCTTCTAGTGACCTTTGCGTTATGGATTGGATAGCACTAAATGCTCAAGGAAGAAAAGACCTTATGTCTCAATTTAACACCAGATTTCCTAACTGGGAAAACCAAGACAAATATGGAATACAATTTGGAAAACCAAAACTTTTAACTAACAAATATATGAACCTCTTGAAAGGAATTAACTAATATGGGAACAGGACTAGAAGTATTGGCGTGGTCTTCGCTTGCTGGAACTGCGGCTGGAGCATTATCTAAACCTAAAAACATAAAAGCACCAGCACAACGCTCTTACCTTGGAGAAATGCAAGATGCTTTGCGTTCACAAGGACAGATTCAAGGTGACCTTATTGGTTTAGAAGGTCAATACACACCTCAATATCAACGCTTGCAACAACAAGGACTTAGTGGTTCTCTTGGAAGTCTTGGAAGCCTGTACGGTGAGGCAGGAAGGATGTCTGGTGGGCTTCAGAGCGATTATCTTGGAATGCAGGGCGGTATCTATAATCAGGTTGGTCAAACGGCTATGCAGAACTACCAGCAATCTCTTGACTCAGGTACAAGGGGCATTTATGCATCTATGCAACAATCTGCTATGAACGACCTTAATGCTGGTCGTGGGCTTACCCCTCAGATGGAACAGTTCGCCCAGCAATCTGCTAGACAGGCTATGGCGGCTAGAGGTCTTTCTGGCAATCAGGCTGTTGCTCAAGAAGTTATGAACTCTTATCAACTTGGTCAAGCCCGTGAAGATAGGGCTAGACAGTTTGGTGGAGGGATGT